AATGGTTAGCATTGATTCACCAACTTCCGCATGATGCGCAGTTGGAATTTCGAGGTGAATTGAAGGGGTACATAAAATGTTTAAAACGACAGGAAGAAGATGCTGCCGAGCCTCTTAAGAAAGCAAAATAATAAGCTTCGAGTGGTACCGAAGCAAAAGGGGGGAATGACTATGAAAAAGAAAATGATTGCACTTACCTGCTCATTGATTTTTGCCAATACTATCCCTGTATTCGCAGCATCCGATTATGGCATTAATATCGATCAAAAATACGTTTCTGGAGATGCTTCCCAATTATCCGATGCAATTTCCGAGTCGTTGAATGATATGGGTGTTAAAAAAGTTTCCTCTTACGATTTAGAGAAAAAAGAAGATTCTCAAACAGTTGCACAAGTAATTTTATCAGCAGATGGCGTAGCCATGGAGGCGGTCTGCTACTATACAAAAGACAATACTTGGAGCTGCTCTTCTATAACGAATATCCACAGTAGTAGTGATGATCTGATTTATTATTGGGTCAATCCGGTTTCTGCTGATGCAACCGCGTTTGAAATTAAAGACTATAAAACAGGGGAATACAAGCCAGAAGGAGCTGCCAAAGAACTGCTTTCACAATATGAGAATCAGGAAAAATGGTTTTCACTGGAAGATTTTAAATTATACGATAAAAATGACGCTCCTATTGAGATACCTGATTCAGAAGATCATATAATGGCCTCTGCTTATCCTGATAGCAAAACATTTCGTGGCATAAAAATTGGTGATACAATTTCGAATTTATTTTCAGCGTATGATTCCAAATATTTTTCAGTACAGGTAGGCTATGATGACACCACCGCTACCGACGCTCAAAAGAAACTGGTTGAGATGTACAATGCCCAGATTGAAGCTGCTGATCCAGAGGATATCGAAAGTACTATTTCTTCTATTGACAGTAGCGCAGTATCCGTAGTCGTACTATTTGAAGGTGCTGAATTTTGTGGAAAAATAATTCCAAAGCCAGAACCGAATTCAGGCAAGTCGGTTTCATATAAGGTATCAGAAGATATAGGTTTCATAATTGATAACGATAAGATTTCTGATATTGGAATCCAACGCGGTGGCAGATATTAATAAGAGGAATAGTTTTTATGACAATTGGTGAACGAATAAAAGAATTGCGGGCTGAGGCTAATCTGCGTCAGTCCGAACTTGGAAAAGCAATAGGTTTTTCTGGCCAAGTAGTATCGAATGTCGAAAGAGGTTACTCTTTCCCGTCAACAGAATTTGTTAATCGCAGTGCTGCATGCTTCGGTGTGCCAGCAGATTACATTCTTGGCCGGACTACTTCAAGATATGCTGTTGCGGATCCGAAAGAAGTTTCCGCAGTGCAAGCAAGAACAAAAGCCCGTTTGGCTCAGTTGCAGATGAGCCTTCCGGACCTGATCAAAAAATCAACGCTGACAGAGGAAACCTGCTGTGACATTCTGGCCGGAAAGACTGTTCCTGGAATAGATGCCACTGCAAGCCTGTCAAAAGCCCTCGACACCTCTATGGATTACCTTGTGGGTAATTCTGAATACAGCTGTGCCATTGCTTCAGAAGACGAACAGGATATCATCCTGCGGTACCGTCAGTTATCCAAGAAGGGAAAACGTATCTTTTTGGGAATGATGGAGAAGATGGAAGAAGAAAAAACAGAATAGTATATTTAACTGGGGAACCGTTGGGGTGTTATGTCAGCCGCCGGACACTTTGGTGAAAGGAGGCTGGTGCTGATGGTTACATATGGTGATTTATTTACTTTTGTAATTATGCTTTGTGCAGTTGTAACTCTTGTTATCAATTTAATGCATAAAAAATAGCGCCCCTGCTCTGGTAAAGTAAGGCGCTATTTTTTAGTTACTACTCTATCCGGCGGTCAGGTGTGCACTGACCAACGGTTCTCTTGTTAAGTACATTATATCTATATTCAACATTTTTGTCAAACATTTGTTGATTACATTTGTTTAGTAATGGAGGATTCAGATGCCGGCTTATAAGTATTTTACCAAAGATGGAAAGACAAAATGGTACGCCAACTTCTACTATGATGATTGGCTTGGCAAGCGTCAGCACAAATGCAAAAGGGGGTTTTCTACCAAAAAAGAGGCTATAGAATGGGAACGTGACTTTCTGGCGCAGGGAGCCAAGGATCCAGATATCCTGTTTTCTGCTCTGATCAAGAATTATATGTCAGACTGCAGCTCCCGGCTGAAACTGACCACTTTGGAAAACAAGCAGTATCTGATAGACATGAAACTGCTGCCATTCTTTAAAGATATGAAGATCGGTGACATTACTCCGATCGTGATCCATCGGTGGCAAGATGCCATGATTAATTACAGGGACGATAAGGGAAATCCTTATTCTCAGACGTATCTGAAGACCATCAATAACCAGATGTCTGCTATCATGAATTATGCTGTCAAATACTATAAGCTCCGGAGCAATCCATGCCTTGCAGCTGGTGCGATCGGGAAAAGCAGTGCAGATGAAATGAACATCTGGACCAGAGAGCAATTTGACTACTTCCTTACCTTTGAAAAGAAAAGTGCGTACCGGATGGCGTTCAGCCTCATGTTCTATGGAGGACTCCGATCTGCAGAAGTTCTGGCTATTACTCCGGCGGATATCCTGCCGGACTGCTCCATATCAATTAACAAGAACTTTGTGGTTATAAAAGGCGAGCAATACTTCCAGACACCCAAAACCGAAAAGAGCAAACGTGTCGTGAACATTCCGCAATCTCTATATAAAGAGCTTCAGGATTATGTTGCCAGCATGGCTATAGAACCAGATGAGCGTATCTTCTATTTTCAGAAATCCGGTATGCGGTCAGAATTTAAACGTGTAACTGCCAGATCTGGTCTTCCGGAGATCAGAATCCATGATCTTCGCCATTCCCACGCAAGTATGCTGATTGACATGAAGTTTTCTATCAAAGAGATTTCGGACCGGCTTGGACATGAATCACCGGAAACAACCTGGAAAGTTTATGCTCATTTGTATCCAGGAAAAGACAGGAAGCTTGCTGACGCTCTCAATGAAGTAAGAGCCACAAATGATAATGCAGAAGATAAAAACGTATGAAACGTACAGTATCATATAATAACAAAAAATCCCCAAAAATAAGACACTTTCTCCCCATTAACATCACCGTAGCATCACGGGCAAAAATAAAATCCCGGAAGCCCTTGTAAATAAAGGATTTCTGGGATTTTGCTCATTATTCAAACTCAATCGTACCCGGTGGCTTGCTGGTCAGGTCATAGAATACGCGGTTAACACCCTTAACTTCGTTAATAATGCGGTTCATAACCTTATTCAGTACTGCATACGGAATCTCAGCAGATTCGGCTGTCATGAAGTCGATAGTCTTCACTGCGCGGAGCGCTACAGCGTAATCATAAGTTCTGAAGTCACCCATAACGCCTACACTTCGCATATTTGTCAGTGCTGCAAAGTACTGGTTCGGCATCCATGAAGGATCTTCACCATGTTCTTTCTTATACTCAGCTGCAGCATTGTCTACCTCTTCACGATAAATGAAATCTGCATCCTGTACAATACGAACCTTCTCTGCAGTAACTTCACCGATAATACGGATTCCAAGTCCCGGTCCCGGGAATGGCTGACGGAATACCAGTCTCTCCGGAATTCCAAGCTCCAGACCTGCTTTACGAACCTCATCCTTGAAAAGGTCGCGGAGCGGTTCGATGATTTCCTTGAAATCAACGAAATCCGGAAGTCCGCCTACATTGTGGTGAGATTTGATCACTGCGGACTCTCCGCCCAGACCACTCTCTACAACGTCCGGATAAATAGTTCCCTGTGCCAGGAAATCTACCGCACCAATCTTCTTGGCCTCTTCTTCAAAAATACGGATAAATTCTTCACCGATAATCTTACGTTTTGCTTCAGGCTCTGTAACACCTGCCAGCTTGTCATAATATCTCTGCTGTGCATTGACGCGAATAAAGTTCAGGTCAAACTGACCGTTTGGTCCGAATACACCCTCAACCTCATCTCCCTCATCTTTACGAAGAAGACCATGATCTACAAATACACAGGTAAGCTGCTTGCCGATTGCTCTGGAAAGAAGTCCTGCTGCAACGGAAGAGTCAACACCACCTGACAGGGCAAGGAGAACTTTTCCATCTCCGACCTTCTCGCGGATTTCTCTGATAGTGTGCTCAACAAAGGCATCCATTTTCCAGTCTCCGGCACATCCGCATACACCAAGTACGAAGTTGGAAAGCATCTTCTTTCCTTCTACTGTATGAAGCACTTCCGGATGGAACTGGATCGCATACAGCTTCTTCTCCTCATTCTGTGCAGTTGCTACCGGACAGTCTGCTGTGTGAGCAGCAATCTCAAATCCTGGTGCAACCTGGGAAATGTAATCTGTGTGGCTCATCCAGCAGATTGTTTTGTCAGATACGTCTTTGAAGATTTTGGAATCTGTCTTATCTACCAGAACCTCTGTCTTTCCATATTCGCTCACATCTGCTTTCTCAACTTTTCCGCCCAGAACATGCATCATAAGCTGTGCGCCATAGCAAAGTCCCAAAACAGGAATACCAAGCTCAAATAATTCTTTATTGCATGTAGGTGAATCTGCCTCATAGCAGCTGTTCGGACCACCGGTAAGGATGATTCCCTTAGGATTCATTGCCTTGATTTTCTCAAGATCGGTCTTGTATGAATAGATTTCGCAGTATACGTTACATTCTCTCACACGTCTGGCAACCAGCTGATTGTACTGACCGCCGAAATCCAGTACGACGACTGTTTCTCTTTTCATGTTTTCCTCCTTGTTATCGTTCCCTTACACGGATACAATACGGTGCGGAATTGCGGGCATATGAATTTTATTTACCCGCTTCCTGGTGAACGAGTTACTGTTTCCTTTCTTTCATGATCG